ACTATTCATAACAGTCGATAAAATCATTGCAAAAAACTCTTCTTCATCCATTTCATTCGCTAGAATTAACACTGGAATTTGTTTCAATATACCTAAATACGCTGCTATTTTTGCTACCTTTCTTGATTTTCCCTCATTGCTCAACATTCCATCTAAAATTAATTTCTTTGGTCGCCAACCACGAAATAAATTCGTCCAAATTTCAAACGGGAATTCTTCACCCATATCTGGTTCTATACTCCATTCTTCAATCTTTTTGGTTGCATCACTTCCAAGAATAATTGCTGATTTACCACCGCCAATAACTGTACTTATATGACTAATGTTATAACTCATCCAATTAATCACATCATCTGGACTCATTTTATGAAAATGTTTAGTAGACAACAACTTTTCAACAGGAAACCCTTTTCTTGCGAATTCACGAATTAATGAATACTTTTTAATCGTTTTAAAGTAATTTTCTACATCATTTACATCTGCTAAATCCATCTGTTTTTCAATTGTTTTCCATCCGCCAATTTTACGATACATTTTCCAACGGTCAGGGTCTTGTTGCATAAAAATATTTACTTTTGATTCTGTAACTTCTTGTGAAAAAGTTTTATAAAATACTTCAAAAGCATTATATAAAAAGCGAACATCTTCATCATAGAAATCATATTTAGCTTTAACTAAACTTTCATAATTTATATAAAGAATAGGTTTAGCATACAATGCTCCAACAAACAATGTTTCTGTTGTAATATCATTAGGTTCTTCTACGCGTATTTTAACCACTGATACACACCTCACAATAACAGTTCATCAATTACATCGGTTAATGAGAAAGAATCATCTTCTTTTTTATTTTTCACAATATGATTAACCTTTTCTTGCTCCTTCATTACTTTTTGTACTTCATTTGCTTTTTCACTTTCTTCTTTTAATCTATTTATATATTTTTTATAATCACCATAGTTTCCAACTACAACAGCCAAATCATAGTTCATTCGTTGAACTGTATTTTTAAATGTTTTCTTTGCTGCAATTTTATTTAAATAATTTGCCATTCGCTGATAAATATCTAACAGTGTCGCATAATCAATTGGTTCATTTAATCCTTCATATGTTCCTTCACGAACAGCTTTTAATTTCTTTAAAAAATAAGATGGAAGCGTTCCATCATAATAATCCATAATCCATCTTAAAAATTTATCTTTTTCTTCTTGTTCTCGAATTTCTTTTTTTGTAATTAATAATCTTTCTGCTACTTTACGATCAGATTCTTCTACGCTCATTTTCTTTTTTTCTAACAAATAATACCCATAGCACTCTGCATGAAAATATTTTCCTTTTTCATCTTTTACAAACTCATGTTTTTCTGTATCAATAGACTTTACTGGCTTTACTCCTTGCTCTCTCATTTTTTTAGTGATAACAGGATCACAATAATGACATTTTAATAACACAAGCACCACCTCTTGTTTTAGGAAATAAGGGAGAAAATAATTCTCCCTTATTTTTTATATTTTTATTCAATTACTAGCTCATAAAATTCTTTCAACTGTTCAATGTCATCAATTTTATTATAATCTAAAGGCAATCCTGCTTTTGTTAATTTAGGACGCAGTGCTTTTTTCTTAACTACAGATAACTTATCAATCCCTTCTTTAATAGCGTTTCTATAATCCTCTACTGTTTCTAATTTAACTTCTGGCTTTTCTACAGATACATCTTCTTCTGCTACTTCGTGAATACCTTTTGCTAATACATCCTCGTCTTTTTTAACACTTTCTTCAATTGAATCTTTAACAACGTTAGATTTTTTACCTTTGTTGCCGTCAATTACGCATTGCCAATATAAAGGAGTTGGAGCATCGATAATTTCATTTTGTTGGAATACTTTAGTACGATCTTTACGCATAACTTGCGCTTTGATTGAACCATCTTCATCTTCAAAGTGTCTCAATACAGTGTAAAACTCATATTCTGCTCCTTCAAAGCAATCAGGCACTTTGCCAACTTCAACTAAAGTCATTTTTCCATCTATATTTTGCATAACTTTTTTCGTTTTTTCTCGTGATGTTACTACAACATATTTATCAGTACCAGTAATTAACGAACGCAATAAATTTTTGCCTTTCATTTTAATTTTGTCATGATCTTTAAATTCTAATCCAGCAGTCGCTTCAGCAACAAATTGTTCAGTAGCTGTTTTTTCTTGTGCTTTTGCTTTTAATTTAGCACGTTTCTCTGAAACATTAATTGCTGCAAATTTTACGTTATCAAAAATAACCGTAATACCATCTACAACAATAACATCTGCTCGGAAAGGATTCCCTTCGGCATCTAATACTAATTCTAATTCACCATCTTCGTTCTCAATATAAAAATCCTCATCATTGATTGCTTTTCTAGCCCATTCTTCTACTTCTGAATATGATGTTGTATATACCAATAATAAGTTATCTAAATTAATTCCTTGTGCTTCTAAATCTTCAAGATAGTTGTCTACGCTACCTGTTTCGCAGTCAATATATAATACACGCAACGGTCTACCTTCTTCATTTTTCATTTTCATAAAATCAAGCGCAAACGATGATTTCCAAGTGCCTTGTTCGCCATAAATAAAGAATTTTAACCCTTTTTTAACTGCACTACCACGTTTTGCTTTTGCCATTATGTATTATACACTCCTTTTTTATTATATTTTATGTATTATAATTTATTTATTTGTCACCACGGAAGATCTTCATCGCTGATGTCACTATCACTATCTCCCCAACTTGAATCAACTTGACCTTCTGAATTCAATTTCTTAATCGCTTCTTCAATCGCTTCTTCTGTGTAAGTTTCTGTATCAATTGAATCTGGACTCGCACCTGTAATTACCAGTTCACGAACATAGCTTTTATTAATACGCTTAAATGTATCTTCTTCACCCCATACATTTGAAACTTCTTCTACTTCATCTGTATCAATTTTATTTACAATTTTACCCCATACATCAATAGCTGTATATGGCTTTAATTTTCCTCTAAAATTATTGGCAAGTGCTTTATTGTAGATAATAAATTCTGCATCTTCAATAGAATTATAGTTAACAATTTTCGCTTCCACAATAAAACGTGGTTCTTCACTTTCATTGTCTTTTTCAATATTCATAAAAATAATTTTTTGTTTAAAATCGCTTGTTTCTTTGAAATCAGGAGCTTCAAAATCAACATTGCTAGAATTATAAATTTGTCTTACGTTAAATCGTTTGTTGCGTGAAATTTCTCCATTATCACGTTTAAATGAGGAAAATTCAATTTCACCTTGTACAAATACAGGCATACCATCTTCTAATTGCTCATAAATTTTTTCGGCTGCATCAAATTCTGTATATGTATGTTTTACATTCTTACCGTTCTCATCTTTTTCTAATCCAACAGCAACACCGATCAATTCATATCCTTCACCTTGATCATCAAATCGTTTTGCCCACGCAACTTTCTTTGTTTCAGTTTTACCATTTCCTACTCGCTTACTAAAATAAACTTCGTCACGTTCCATGCCTTGTACTGTAACAAATACAGTTGATTCTGGAGCAGTTTCTACACCAAAATTAAGCAAATTCATTTTTTTACCGCTTCTTGTTTCAATGTCTTTAAATGTATTATCACGTTGCATACCAGTTACATATCCACGTAATTTGAAAATTCCTTTCGTTTGTGGTAAACCATGTTTTGTATTTGCCATATTAATATTTCCTCCTTTTATTCATTTTAATTTAATATTTTTATATTTCACTTTATATACCTTCTACACTCAGGAGGATCACGCCCAATTCGTTTTATGGTACTCACCGCCTTTCAATAAAACAATTATTTTATTGTATGTTTAACACAAGATGTTGTATGTTGATTTGCTTGTCTCTACTATATATTGTATTATTTTTATATTTTGTTTGATTCATGTTGTTTAACTACTGACAATCTTATCTTACAACATTTCGTTTATCCTTGTCAACAATTATTTTTATATTTTATTTAATTATTTTATGTATCAACTCACATATTTTTGATTACGCTGTTCTCTTTCTTGCTTCTCCAACTGTTCCTTAATAATCTTCTCAATATTAGGTGTTGCAATATTTCTCGCAGCATTAATATCAGCATTCTCTTTATAGCCACAAATTTGACAAATGAATTGTTCTTGTGATGGTCTATACTCTTTCTTCTCATAGCTTCTATGTATATGACCACACTTGCTACATCTTGCAGATGTATAAGCTGGATCAATAAATATTACTTTAATCCCTTTTTCTTCTGCTTTATATTTAATCTTCTGCTGTAAATCATAATAAGTCCAATTCTTTAAAAATGTATTTTCTTCTGCGATTCCTGATAAATCTTCCATCTGTATAACACCGCATTTATTCTTAACTGCCACATCAACAATGTAACGACTCCAACAATGATTCTTTGTATTTTTAAAATTAGCAATTTTACCTGCTAATTTCTCTAACGGTTTAATCCGTGTTTTAATTCCATGACCAACACGACCTTCACCACACCATTTGCCTTGTCTTTGCAATTTACGTTTTCTTGCCTCTATTTGTTTTCTGAAATTCTCAATTTCATCTCGATCACCTACAAACTCTTTAAAATATTTATCACCATAAATCGCTAATGCAGCAGGAATATTTACACCCAAATCAATACCCATTACTTTATTCGGATCAAGTGAATCGTCTTTCTTTTCAGTAAATGAATAAACTAAATTTAAATACCACTTCGTTTTACCTTTCTTTGCTTTTGTAATTTTAGACATTCCTAATTTATATTCACCATTAATTAATCGGTCAACAATCGCTTTTTGATAATTGTCCTTTACAGCCAATAATAACTTAAATGCTGTTGATTTTCTACCTAATTCTTTTGCATATTGCCTACTAATTAAATTAATTTCTGCATAATAATTACCATTTTCAACATATAGCATCAACTGTTTTTTGCTATTCATAAATTGTTTGTTATGTAATTCAATCGGTAAATCACGTTTAAAATTTGCAATTGATTTCCTGCCATTTATAATATCATTAAAATCTGCGTTCCATTTATCTGTAACCATTTTA